AGAAGGGTTCAGCGCATAGTAGATGGTTTTGAGCCAGATGCAGAAAATTTCCCTGGAAGAAAGGCGGTAGGTAGTTTTATAGAGACATTACCTCCGCTTTCTAAAAGTGTATCAATGTCTATAGACATAACGACCAATGAAGGCGTTAACTTAGGAGATATATCAAACGGTATAAAGTCTACTATAATTAATTATGTTAATCAACTTGGCGTTGGTGAAGATATAATACTGTCCGAAATAATAGCCGCAGTTATGCAGATAAAGGGCGTTGCCGCGGTTACATTCACTAATCCTACTCCTAGCACTGAAAGAATATTCGTAGCTAACAATGAAAAAGCCACAATACTTAAGGAAAACATAGGAATAGCGTGATATGGCGAACAATAAAACAAAGACAGATAGACTTCACGACGTTCTTCCTAAGCACCTAAATTCAAAAAACAACACTAATTGGGCAGGTTTAATTGCCGCAATAGGCGAAGCGGATCAAAATACTGCTGATCTTATAGCAGAAGTTAGAAAGCAGTTTTTTATAAAAACAGCTAATAGACCATATCTAGATAGATTAGCGGCCAACAATAAGATAGCGAGACCAAAGCTTGTTGGCATGAGCGACACTTCTTTTAGAGAATATATACCAGTATTGTCGTACAAACCCAAGCAAGTAAAGCTTATAATAGATGCTTTATTGGATGTATTCTTCTTTAAAGAGTCTACTACCGCCTTTATAATGTCCGATGCATATCAGCCGTTTATTATGGCCGATGGATGGGAGTTGTTTTATTTAGTTGATGGGCAATATCAAGAGAAGATATTTTTTCGCTCTGATGATTTTACATCTATATCTAATGCAGGTGCAGATGAAATAGTCGCATCGCTAAATAGACAGACTAAATATAGCTATGCAACAAATTATTATGACAGTATAACAAAAAAAAATTTTATAAGAATATTTACAAAAACAGTTGGATCTAAGGGATCTATAGAAATACAAGGCGGAAGAGCCAATATAGCCTTAAGATTTAATGGTTTTTTATTTAATGCCGGTAACGGAGAAGACACGCAGTGGAGTGTATCTAAGATAGGTGATTTAACTACCTTTCAATACGCAGCGGGTGCTTATCCCGGTATAAATCAACTACAAGAAAAAGACATTTTTATATGCGACATTCCAGGCAACGAGGGATCTTTCTATATTAAAAATATAGATATAGCAAATAACTCTATAACCTTTAATAATCTATTTTCTACCGTTGGAAACTTTACGCAAACATCAGCGCATCAAGTAAAATTTCTAAGACCTGAAAAATATGTTGCATATAAAGTTCCTAGAAGAGCCATAACATGGGAAACCTCCCCTGGAGAAATAGTTGTTGAAAGTCCTGCTACTCCTCCAGTTGTCCAAAGATCATTAAAGGGATCTTTGCATATAAATGGATCTTTTAGTTTAATGACTGACAGAATTAGCGACACGTCATTAAAAGTTGCTGATGCAGCACTTTTTCCTAAAAGCGGTTCATTTTACATAGAACCTGTTCAAAATATTACAACGAAGATAGTGACAGCTGATTCTTCTAGCATTTCTAGTAAAAACATAAATGGAAGGTTGCTATCTAAACTGCAAAAATATACATATTCATCTAGAGTAGTTTTAAGTACCACTGGAAATACTACAGCAAACTCTAACCAAATAGAAGTCGCTTCAACAACTGGATTAGAGAACGGTATGTCTATTTTTATAGACGGCTTAAGGGAAGATGCTACCATAACCAACATATCTGGTTTAGTTGTAACTAGTTCAATTAATTTATCTACTACAGCGTCAGGTGTAATTATAGAATTTGGAGGAAATACATTAGAAGGCGTATCACCTGCTCTTCCTCCAGCAAGTGACCTTAATGAGTTTTCTATAGCTTCATTAGATAGAGTTTCTAATATGGTTACTGTTACAACCACGTCTTCCCATGATTATAAGGTAGGAGAAATAGCATTTATAGAAAATAGCTCTGGAATAGTTAACTTAACTACAACTGGAAATCTAATAAACAATAGTACGATTATAACTAATATCGCTAATATGACGGGAGTTTCTCCTGGACAGTTGATAACAGGTACAGGAATACAGTCAGGAACTAAAGTCTTAAGCATAATCGGGTCGAATGCCATTAGCATAAATAAATCTGCAACCTTAACTGGTATAGCTGTTTCTATAAATTTTGGAGATGACACTAATGGAAGCTTTGAAATAAAAGAAACAACGCTTAATACTTTTAAGTTTAATTTGATGGGAATGGACGGTGCCGCTAGTTCTCCAGGTGTATGCAGAGTCGAAAGAATAGGTTTTTCTAATTTTGGTTCTAAGATAATAATATGCACTGCACAGCAAGCTAAAAATACTAGAATAAAAGGGCCGTATGCGTGGGACACAAGGGCTCCATACTTATTAAGCTATAAAACTGCAAAAATAAATACAGCTATAAAATCTGGATCTATAGTTAGACTTTTAGATATATCTAACAACGAAATACCGGCTGAATCTGGCTTCTTAATATTTGACTATGGCAAAGAAAATCAAGAAGGTCCGGTAAGATATCTATATAAACCAACAGATAACATAATCGCACTTGATCCTAGCTATATTTTTACTAAAAATCATGCTGTTGATGGCGCTATAGTGGCTCTAAATAGAAAAGGCGCCCACGTGCTTAAAGGTGACGCTGCTGAGTATAGTCCATACTTAACAGATCCAGCTGAAGCTAGAGAAATACTTAAAACTTTAATAAAATCTGTAAAAAGTGCCGGTATATTCATAAACTTCCTTATTAGGTATCCAGAGCAACTTTATGGCATGTTTGATGTATATAATCAGCAAGAAAAAGGCGCTGGGATGCCTTTTGATTAAAAAAATCAACATTTATCATAGTATAATTTAGCTATAGGAGTTTTTAGTGGCAGTATTAGGCAGATTATTAGTATCGAGCGCTCAACGTGTAGATCTTCCTGACCTACTCAGTATAGATAGTTATGCTGCAGGCGATTGGCGCTATTTTATACAAGGATTAATAGGCTCTTCTAAACCTCTTGTGCTTAAGGGTTTTGACGTAATTGATCCGCAAAATTCTATAGGAACAGAAAGCTGCTCTATAAGAGTAGCCGATTCTATAGTTCTATATCCTAGTTCTAGCGCAGGTCCTTTCTATCATGGCCTTCCAGAAGGCAACATAAATGCCCAACCAATTGTCCCTGAACTTAGAAAAAACGCCGTTAACTATGTATATTTAACATTTAGCACGTTTAATACTTCTCTTGACTCCAGGGCTTTTTGGGACCCAGATAAAGACGGTGGTGTAGGCGGCGAGTTTACACAAGACGTTAACACTGAATCTGTTCTTAAGGTTGAGATCAACGTATCAACTGGTTCATTTCCAACTAATACTGTACCTATCGCTAAAATTACATTAACTGATAAAATTACTGCGATAGAAGATACAAGAGACATGATGTTTAGATTGGGATCAGGCGGAATGGTACCCGATCCTATCAGTTCTTATAACTTTAGGGCACTCCCTTCTTCTAACTACGAAAGAAAAGAACCGCCAGTTTCGATAACTAATCAATCAGATCCAAATCCATTTCAAGGTGCAGATAAAAACATTCATTCATTGAAAGAGTGGATGGATGCCGTAATGACAAAATTAAAGGAAATAGGCGGATCACCTTTTTGGTATCAAGATCTATCGACCTTTAGTTTATCTAATATTTTTGCAGATGCACTTGCTGCCACCTTTAAATCTAAAGGTAGCTATGTTCATAGTTCTTCTGTCCCTGGACAATTAAGCTGGTCCGAAGACATAGTGATTAAAGATGCTGCTTCCCCTAAAGACATAATAATAAGAAGCGGTCAAAAAACTCTGGGCAATGAGCAGGTTGCGTACGTCTCATTGAATAGAGGCGCAATAATAAATGATTTTGATGAGCCAATTAGCTGGATAAACGGACAGTCATATGTAAGTACAGTTGGCGGTTCTATAGGCAGATTTGCCAATTTATCTAAAGGTGATTGGATAAAGAAAGTAACCGACGGCAATCATTTCTTAGTAAGAGTTGAAGAATTTTATTTAAATTCAACTCCGGGTGGATCCACTTGTTTACCTGCAGATGCTAAAAGCGTTAAATTAAATACTGTATATTTAGGTACAACGTCGGTTGAAAAAGCAAGATATGACCAAGGTGTTTATCAAGCATCTGACGTAGTAGTAAGCGATAGAAACAATCCTGCTATAAATATAGCGGGTGGCAATTTTCACTGGCTGGCTCTTAGAAGCGATACTATACAAAATATAGCCAGCGTAAAAGGTTTTACTTGCACCGGCAATATAACTAAGGCAGATGGCGAAAGAGTAAAGGTAGTATCTACCGCACATGGTTTAATGGACGGCGATAGGATCTCTGTGTCATTGCCATCTGCTCATGCTGGCACTTATGTTATAGAAGTAGAAGATGCGAATACATTTTACTTTGAATCTTCAGACACAACAAAAGGGGCGCTTACTGCACACTACGCATTATTGCAAACCGCTAGTAGAGAAAATAATTACGGTCTTCAATTAGAGAGTGCGCAGCACGGCTTTGTATCTAATGATTCCGTTATAGTAAGCAGCACTTCTAATTTTAATGGATCTCATACTGTAAACAGAAGATCATCAACGGTAGTGCAATTTGCCGCGGATGATGAATTAGCAGAAGAAACATCTGGTTTAGCGACATTAGCAAGAATAGATGTAAGAACTGAAAAAGGAATCACTAAGGTAGTTCAAGGCGCAGTTCTTAATATAGGCGAAACTGACTCTAAGAATATACAAAGTTTTGTTGGAATGCAGTCTTTATCTGAGACTCATCCAGATTACAGCATACCGTCTTCGTACAACACACTACAAGGATTTCACAATTTTAATGGCGATGTATCAGATAATTTAACAGATAGAGTAAGTAAACTTACGGCCATGATGGCGGATAAGGCTCAAGATAAAACCGTCAAATATAATTCAACTGCAGTAAGCGCAACTAACACGATGAACGGCGCTGCGCAAGAATTAACTTTTGAGTATGCTGGCAGTACGCTCACTATAGTTCAACCAGGCTCTTTCGGTAATGCAACTATAGCACTACCTGATATAAGTGAAACCCCAATATCGTTATTGGTAAATCAATCTGCATATGTCAGGATAGATAGAAATGAAGCAACGACGCCCACTATACAGGTAGTAGACACAGTTGATGTGCCAGTTGAAGAAAACGTTTTCGTAATAGCTTCAAGATTAAGCGGAAATCCTGTTTTTCTCTGGAACGGCGTTCAGGTGATTGGAACGGTATCTTTAATACCGTCTGAGGGTTCGTTAGTAAAAGTAGATCTTCACGATCCAATAAGCTCAACTCTTCCTATTGGAAATCCTGTTACGATTGACAATGCGACTGTTGTAGCAGGAAACAAGGTTTTATTTTCTGCATTAAGTTCTGGTGCAAATAGAATATATAAAGCAGTAGGTATTGGACAAGATATAACAAGCTGGGTTGCTCAATACTCTTTTAATGGACTTCATGATCCCACTGACGGTGACACAGTAATAGTTAAAACAGGTGCCGGTTTCGAGGATCAGATTGGCAAGTACACAGGCACTGCTTGGGTTTTTAACGATAAGGTTCGTTACTTTAATGGAGCAGATTATTGGGAACAATCTAACATAATATCTAGAGATATATACAATAATACTACTGATGAGGTTTTTAGTGTAAATTTCGCAGGAAGCGAAAACATGATAGTTGATTTCTCTATAGTAAGAAATTCTAAAAGAGAAATAGGAACAATATATTTGGTGACCGACGGTGCTTCTGTTTCGGTTACAACAAGTGGCGCAACATTAGGCACATGTGGTATAAGTTTTAATGGCGAGATAAGCGGATCCTTAATTAAACTTAACTATACTTCTACCGATGAAGTTTACAACGCTACCATGAAATACATGGTTAGAAGATGGTCAACGTCATCCGGAGGCCCAAGCGGACTTCCTAGTTATAGTGGAGCGACGCTTATCGCTGGGCCCGCTGGGCCCGCTGGTCCTGCTGGCTCCGCTGGTCCATCGGGCCCTCAAGGTGATATTGGTCCAATGGGCCCTGCTGGCCCTGCTGGCCCTGCTGGTGCCGATGGCATAGATGGTAAATCTGCTTATGAAGTAGCAGTTGATAATGGCTTCGTTGGAACTGAAGCGCAATGGCTTGCTTCGCTGGTTGGCCCTACTGGCCCTGCTGGCTCTGCTGGCCCGGCTGGCCCGGCTGGCCCGGCTGGAATTATTGGTCCTGCTGGTGCTGATGGCATAGATGGAATTAACGGTGCAGACGGCAAGTCTGCTTACGAAGTAGCAGTTGATAATGGCTTCGTTGGAACTGAAGCGCAATGGCTTGCTTCGCTGGTTGGCCCTACTGGCCCTGCTGGTGCTGCTGGCGCTGATGGCATAAATGGTGTAGATGCATCCCCGCCAAGCGATGACGCATATGGCGCATCTTGGGACGGCATAACAGATGTCGCGCCTTCCAAGAACGCAGTTTACGATATAATTCAAAGCATATTATCAACACAGGTTTCTGCCTCTGTGGTTGCTTACGACAACACAGCATCTGGATTAACGGCCACAAACGTTCAAGATGCGTTAGATGAAATAATATCTGGAGGTTCAGTAGGCAAGTCTGCTTACGAAGTAGCAGTTGATAATGGCTTCGTTGGAACTGAAGCGCAATGGCTTGCTTCGCTGGTTGGCCCTGCTGGTGCAACTGGCCCTGCTGGCCCTGCTGGTGCTGCTGGTGCTGCTGGTGCAGATGGC